AAGTATGATGCACGAAGCCGGATTCTTAACAGAAGACTCCGAACAGGCATTGCTTGATTATCTCAACGATCCCGCAACCAAGATAACCACGGTGCAGCTTGACCTTGAACAAAAACAACAGGAGGCGCATGAACAGGGAATAATTGAGGAAGGCAAGGAAGCGGAACGGCTGGCTCCCGAGCGAGCGAAAGAATTTACGGCGGCACAGACCAGACTCAAGACCACGGGCGAGGATATAGCCAATCCCATGATGGATGTTGATGACAAGTTCACCATCGAAGGCAAGAAATATAAGATAACGGCAAGGGATGAACAGGGATTCAGGGCTGAGGGCGAGACGGTGTTCTGGATTCCATACAAGCAAACCGAAAAAGGCGTAGGGATTTATATTGATAAGGGGTCACTCGATCTTGTGCCACTTGCTACCGATGAGGTCAGGTCTGTTACCCGTAAATCCAAAGCAAAAGGTCCGGTGACAGGAGTATCGCCCAAAGCAGGACAGTACCTTGTCGACGAGATGATGAAGGGGTGGGATAACCCGCCGGCTGGTGGCGCCCAAGTCATCCAGTTGTCCGATCTTGATTCCCTGGGGATGAAGTCTGAGTCGGTTCGGGACATCCGGAAGTCCGGGGCTGAGGGCTTCTACCATATCCCGACTGAATCCGTATATGTCATTGCCGACAATCTGCAACGGCCAAGCGACGCTATCCGGGTCATGCTCCATGAGTCCGTTGGTCATTATGGTATCCGGCAAGTCCTGGGCCCGGAGTTTGAAACCGAGTTGGAGCGTATCGGAAAACTCATCCCAGCCGCAGATTTGGAGAAGGCCATTGATACCTATGGCAAGGACCTGGCTGTCGAGGAATACCTGGCGACCGAGGCGTCAACCCGCAACCCGACATTATGGCAGCAGTTTGTCAAGGCTGTCCGAGCAGCCCTGCAACGGATGGGAGTGAACCCGAAAATCTTGGACAAGTGGGATACCCGGGGCGAGATTGACAAGCTGGTTGATACCGCCCGGGATTTCATGGAGAGAGGGGAGCCGAAAGCCCCCACCGAAGCGCGTCCGGGCAGAACGCCATCGGAAATACGATTAACCAAGCCGGAATTCTCGCTTGAAGATATTTCCATTGATCAATGGCGGTCGGAAAAGGTCATGCTTAAGCAGAATGCCGAGGCTAAACGCCAGAGCGAATTGCTCAAGAAGAAGATTGCCGAGCCTATCGTCGGCGGTTCATTGGACACCACCAGAGACTTGTTTCCGGGTGAAGCCGACCTGTTCGGGCGTAAGCCGGATGTGCGGCTGTCAAAAGGCGAACTCGAAACAGATATACATAAATTCACCAAACGTGTCGCTGATGACCCCCGCATGGAAGCCGGGATACAAACTGCGTTGGCAAACTCAAGATACAAAGTCCTGCATAATAAGGACGTGGTTGCGGCGGCGCAGGGACGTATCGAAGCGTCTTTATCCGATGCCTATACCGCCTTCGTAAATCCTACGTCTGAGATGAAGGGGGCCGAGCGTGTTGTTGTTGGTCAGATGCTCGCCCAGGCCCACAACGAAGCGGCCAAGGCGTCCATAGCGGCCAAGGATGAAGCGGCGACCACAGCCCACCTTGACCGCGCCATATCCATCGGCCACAAGCTTGCCGATTATGGCTTAGAAGCCGGCCAAACCGCACAGGCATTCCGTGTCTGGAATGAAACCCTGGCCACGCTCGAAGGCGCCCAGCGGATGTTTGGGCGCAACAATGACCAGTATGTCAAAATGGTCTTGAATAAGTCTGGTGTGAATATCGAGGAAATGATCAATGATTTTTACGAAGAAAACGTGACGGCAATCGACGAGACCGTGAGCGAGGATCAAATTCAGTCAAGGATTGCCGACGTGATTCACGCTATGGGTGTCCGGGCGTTCAATGGTATGCCAGCCAGAATGAAGAAGGCATCCTACATGAAAGGGGTGCAGGACTTCTTAGATCAGCCGGGGAACTTGGAGGCCGATGTAGCCGATGTCAGGTTTGCGCTTAAAGAAGGTAGCCTGGACGCGAAGATTGACAAGGCGGCCCGATATGGTGTCCGGGTCCTGGCGGCGCAAGGCAATACGTCTTTTTCGGCGTTTTCTGCTACCATGACGGCTAAATACGGCCCTAACATTGAGAAGCATCTTGCCCGGATTTATGATCAGTCGGGCGTCTTGCTCGATCAGGCTGGAACGCGCAGTCCCGGGGTCAAGGGCGCCGATACCCGCGCCGGGCGGTCCGTCCAAGCCGAAATCAAGGATATTCTCAAGGGCTGGTTTGCCGGGAACCCCAACGCTGTCCGTCAGCCCGTTCTGGATTTGCTGAAAGCCACTGGTATGACGGAAAAGGAAGCTGTAAGGCTGATTATGTCTGTCCAGCACAGATTTATTGACAAGGCGCGGAGGGCCAAGAACAAGAAGGTCGCTGATCTGACTACCGGCCGTAAAATACCATTGAACAACCAGAAGGCCATCAAGCGGTTACTTGAACTATCGAATCTGACGCCATTGAGTGACCCTGTAGTGAGCGATGCCATTGCCGAAGCCTATGGGTTGCCGAAGATGACTCCTGAAATCTCCGCGCAGCTTGACGTCATGGCTAAGGCCATTAAGAACGCTCCCGAAGGCTCGCCGACAGATAACGCTACCAGGAGTATGCTGGACTTCTTGCAGAAGCAGTTACCGAAGGACAAGATGGATATTGGCTGGTCAATATGGTACTCAAATATCCTGTCGGGCTATCAGACTGCCGAGCGCAACCTCATCGGTACCGCGCTAAACGCTTTCGACAACCTGGCTACATCCATGCTGGTGAATCCGCGCAATTCGGGTTTCGCCTTGCGTGGTTTCGCTCGGGGGATAGTGGCGGGTAGATACGCTGCCGGTCATGTGTTGAGGACTGGTATCTTCCCGGTGCGTGGCGGGAAGTTCGAGATGTCATCCACGCTCGAATTAGATCCATTCACGGGCTTCTTCAAGTTTTTTAATAAATGGAAATATGTTTTGCGTTCTTTGCAAGCGGCTGATATGTTGTTCTTCAAGGCATCGCAGGAATCACGCGCCATGATGATTGCCGCCGACTTGGTGCGACAGGAAGGATTGAGCGATAGCGCCGACCTGTGGAGCCAGGTGGACAAGATTATGGGCAAAACCGATATTCAAACTTTGGCTTTTGAGCAGCAGGCCAGAGATGAAGGGCTGACAGGAAGTGATGTAATTGTCAGGGCCCAGGAGCTTTCAGAATTGCAACGGCCTGGTGAAATACAAGCCGAACCAATGACTTACGCTCAACAGTCAACCTTTAACTATCCATCCGAGGGGATGCTTGGCGTGTTCGGGCGTGGTGTTCGAGACCTTGGTCGCAAAGCACCGTTCGTGGTTAAGCCGATCATTCCATTCACTCAAATCGTGGCCAACGTGACGAATGTTTCGATCGATCATACGCCATGGGGGTTTGTCAGGGCGTGGCGAGGTATTAAGGACGCTAAAGGTGTCACGCGAGCAATTACCGGCCATCGCCGGGCGCAGTTGCTTGCCAAGGCGACCATAGGAACCGCGGCAATGGTGGGTGCGTATGCTATGGACAGATTTGGGGGTGACGATGACGATGGGAATAAATTATTTGAAATCACTGGCGCCGGGACTGGTGACTTCACCAAGGATAATCAACTCAAGCAGACTGGATGGCGGCCGTGGAGTTTCCGTATCCGTGGTGGTAAATGGCATGATTACCGCTTAACGCCTTTGGTTATCGGGTTTGCAATCATCGGCAGTGTGCGGGATGCGGAAAGGTACAAGAAGATTACCGAGGAGGGTATCTGGAACCGGTTGGCATATACGCTGCTCAAGTCCGGTGACGTTATCTTTAATATGTCTTTCCTGTCCGGCATAGACCAGGTAATGAAAATGATTGAGCCCGGGTCAGCGGAATCGTCAGGAAGGAAACTACAATCATACTTAACCCGTACTGCCAGCACTATCGCTGTTCCATCGTTATTCAAGCAAATTGACCGGACCTTCGATCCTGTCATTCATGACAACGCCACCATTCAGGAGGGCTTGCTTCGGGAAACCCCGATTGCAATTCCATCTCGTCTTTTGGGCCTTGAACATCCGGTCAAGCCGAAGATAAATCTGCTTGGAGAGCCAATCAAGCAGACCACGGGGCCCGTCAGTATCTTTTTCAGCAAGTCATTGTCCGACCCGGTATGGAAACTAATCGTGGATAACGAGGCGTTTATCAGCAAGCCGTCCAACCGTACCGAGATGGGTAGAGGCGTCAAAAAGAGAAGGATGACCGAGGATGAGTATTATGAATACGTCAAGGAGTCAGGACAGACAATCAGAAAAATGATCGAGCGTAATTTGTCGCGGTTGCAATCAATAACGAAGGAGGGACGAGTTGATGATATTATAAATGACTACACTCGAATTGCCCGAAAGAGAGCTAAAAACAAAATATGGAGAGAGGCAGGTTATCAATGAACATACGTCCGTTACCCGGTAAAATGGTAGTCAAGCTGGAATCACTTCTCAAAGACACAGGGCTGATTGAGGTGCCGAAGCGATATAAGAAGGCGCCGAGCTTGATTGGCAGGATAACGGCGATATCCATGCGCCCGGAGGATTTCCGAGACCTGGGTGTGAAGGCGATGGTAGGGAACAGGATTATCGTCAGTTCTTTATGCGGTCGGCATATCGAAAAAGATACATCGGTCTATCTGATTACCGACATTCTGGCGATCGTGCCGGACACCATGGACATATCGGCGCATTCGATGGATGCTCCCCGATGCCGACATTGCGGACAAGTCAGGTCCGGAGTCAATCAAAACATGCTCATGTGGCGGGGTGTTTGTCCCCGGTGTGGCAAGGACAGTCAGGGCGAAATTCCCGACACTTCCATCAAGGTGACTGACGCCGATCGGGCGGCAATGGCGGTTTGAGCCAATGAAATCAGGCTAAAAATAATTGAAAATAGTTGTTGACGCATTTAGTTTTATCTGACATACTCTTTCTTATGCAAGTAGAACTGCATATTTCAAGTCAATCAGTCATCGCCCGCCGTGCGGCAATCGGTCTGTCGATATCTTCTATCGACAAGTTCTACCCGACCCGCATGTGCGGGTGTTTCAATTTAAGGTAAACCCATGAAACAATGCGGGATATACAGCATTAAGAATATTTCCAATGGCAAAAGATATATTGGTGCAAGCAGAGATATTCAAGTAAGAAAGCAGGTTCATTTTTCAAGTCTTAAACGCTCTGTTAATGGCAACAAATTGCTACAGAGTGATTATCTTGAATATGGCAAAGATGCTTTTGAATTTAATGTTATCGAGGAAGTTCCGGCCAATATACTTGGAGCAAGAGAAAGGTTTTGGATTTATTTTTACAAATCATCTCAAAAAGATGGCGGTTATAATATAAACGTTGCATCCGATAAAGAATTTAATGCATTACGCAAGATTTGCGAACGCAAAGCATATTTAATTAAAAACAAGGCTATAAGGCAAATTAAAGCCAACGAAAGATTGCTTGAAAATAAACGCTTGACATTGCGTGCGTACGGGCGTAGACTCTTAACCATGAAACAAGAAAGACTCTTTATACGAGCAAGTAAAAAAGAAAAAGCGGCGATCAAGAAGGCGGCGAAGGACTACGAATCCATCGCCGCCTTTGTGCTTGAGGGCGCCCGTCGACTCATCAAGAAAGGAACCCCATGCACGGCCACACCAGCAAAG